GCCACTTTTAGATACTTCTGCGATCTTACATAACAATACAATAGAATAGTCCCCCTGGGACATTTCTTTGATTACCTGGTATTTCTTTTGTGTGGATACTTCTTTCATTCCCCCTTTCACATCTTTAAGAGCTTTTTTAGCATTTCGTTCTCAGCTTCAAGACGTTTAATTTTGACTTCCTGATCTTCAGGTCGAGTTCTTGGTCTACCTTTACCAGGTCCTTTCCTCTTACCTCTTTTATCCTCTAGCCCTTTAATCCCCTCCGCATTAAAATAGTTAACCCATCTCCTTACTTGATTTTTATCGATACTCAATTCTTTAGCTATTATGTTATAACCCATCCCATCTTTGAGATGAAGATCAACAACTTTTTTCTTAAAGTTCATATCATATGTTTTACGTATTTTTCCCATAAAAAAATCCCCTCCATAGTAGACAGATTAGTATGCTTTCTTTTTTCTGTCTACTATCAGGGGATCATAACAGATTGAGAAGGGCTATTTCAATTTATTTTACACGAAGAACTTGCCCTACATAAATCGTAAAATTATCATCAAGGTTGTTCCATTCACGAATCTGCTGGATGGTGCTACCATAAGTTCTGCTCAGTGAATAAACAGTATCACCAGACACAACAGTGTGATAAACAGCTGAATTTTTCCGTGGAAGATTGAAGCTTTTCACAATACCATTTACATGGCCACGAGCCAAATCCTCAATAAAACTGCTTGATTTTAATTTGGCAGCATCATTGGCATTATCGATAAATCCGTTTTCCGTTAAAAGTGCTGGCATGCTTGTTTCCCTTAGGACATGGAAGTTTGCCTGCTTTTTACCACGATCATAAAAATCAACCAGCTTAATTACTTCAGCATGAATGTTATTTTGATAAGTGGTTGTTGGAGCCCCAACTCCTGGATAAACATAATCTTCATATCCTGTCCCCCCACCAGCATTAATATGAACTGACAAGAAGAAATCAGCTCCCCATGCATTGGCAGCATTTGTACGCTCAGATAAAGATACTGTTTGATCTCCAGTTCGGCTCATACGGATGGAAACATTATCATATTCAAGGGTTAGAATATCTTTTATACGTGTAGCGATTTGAAGTGTTAAATTCTTTTCCTGAAGACCATTTCCTACTGCACCTGGATCTGTGCCGCCGTGACCTGGATCAATAAAAAGTTTTACCATATTTAATCACCTCTAATAAATTTTTTATTCACTAATCTATTAACTGCTTGCACTTCTGTCATACATGACAATCACCCCTTTCATTGCATAAGAAAAGCCACCCCTCGGAGGGTAGCTTATTTAGGCCATTGATAACGTTTTGCTTGTTGACTATCCTCTATTCCCCTTGTTGTGGGATCATTCATGGCATTCCAAACACTCACCACTATCAGCAATAAAACATATGGATTAGAAAAAGCTCCTACTATCAAATTAATAACAGAACCCCAAGTAGTGAGGTCCTGTGCAGTTAAACCAGAATAACCGAGTATTGGTGCAAAAAAAGCCAGAAATAATTGTGCAAGAAACACAGGATTCTTAAAACGAACCTTCCAATTTATCAATTTATTGTCCTCCCCTTAAAACATTATAAAAAATAGCGATTGCTCCCCCGATAATACCGGTGCAAATCGCTGTAATAATAGCTCCTGTAATTGTTCTTTTTATCCATGTTGTATTTTCATCAATTTTATTGAGCTTTTCGTTTATTGAAGTAATCTGCTGATCATGTCGATCTGTCACTCTTTCTAATTTGCTGACTCGAAACTCTATATCTTTAATATCACCTTTCAGTTCAGCAATTTCTTGCTTGTATGCGTTCACTGTTACCGCCTCTTGTGTCACCGATATTCCCTCCTTGAAGGCAATAAAAAAGAACCCTTAATTTTTCGGTTCTCCAGAACCATGTGCTTCCTTAGTTTCAATTATTTTGTTTTCAAGTTCCTGGATTTTCTGCTGCAATTCTTTGTTTTGAGAAACCACATTATCAAATTGTGCCTTCAAGATAATATTTTCGTATTTTAGTTTTCCAAGTTCATTTTGAAGATAAGGGTCTATAGAAATTGTTTGTTTTTGTTCGCTCATTGAATACCATACCTTTCAAGCTTCATATTTAAGTCTTCAATTTCAGCAAAAGCATTTGATAGTTTTTCGTTCATTTCCTGAACAGCTTTCCAAATCATAGAGGACATTTGATATAGATTGATACCATCAGGCATTTCTGGCGTATCACCTTTAATGACAATATCTTCAGGCGCTTCATCTGCAATCATACCCATGAAAAGTTTAGAATCCTCGTGGCCTATCATGTTGTAAGTGTAAATAGGAGTAGCAAGTACTTTTTCCAATGCTGATTCTTCATATGGATTAATGTTTCTTTTTAATCGCCTATCAGAAGCATCAGAGATAATGGCCTGCATAGTTCCATATGTGCTGTCAGAGTTATTCCTTACCTGAATGGTGCTTGAAGATGAAAGCCATTTTAAAACAGCCCCGCTTGCCATTCTTAGCCCATCATGCCCACTAAGGCCCATGAACTCTGCGTTCCCACCGTCTGAAGTACTGATAAAAACCCTGCCGATTTCATTGGCAATGGTTAAATTATTGTTATTTAGACTTCCGAATCCAAACCAACCGCTTCTTGATGTTGAAGATGACTTGAAAAATTCCATATACACATGATTTTGATCATCACCATACAACTGAAGTGCATCGGATCCCCCACGTATATACACTTTTCCGTCAAAATCATACGTTCCTGATGTAAGGCTTCTAAATTTTACCCCTCTTGGAGTTGCTAACTGTGTTCGTTTTGTTGTTGCAGGTTCTTCCCTTATATCAAGCAACAGTCCGGTATATTCAGGATCTGTTACTGATTTTTTGTGAGTTCCGATTCCCAGCCTGTCAGCATGAATATACATAGGCCATCCCGTTATGTCTCCATCCATAGCATCTTTAAGGCCAACGATGTCAGCAGCGATCAGCCCTGCATCTATAATCATGTTGGAAGGCTCGTATTTATACTCATAAGGTAAAAGGCTGCCGGGAACACTATAAGCAATGAGGTCTTCCCTTAAAGTTTCCTCTATCCCAGTTCCAACTTCGAGATTAAGCCTACCAGATCTTAAAATAGTAGTTTTAACCTTCGTATAATCTCCAGGTGTAACATATTTGTTTTGGTGAATCGCCCCATTATAAATATTTGTTCTTTCGGTTGTTTCGTCTGGATTGTCCATAGTGTGGAAAACAGCACTTTGGCCATACATGTATATTGATCCACCATAGATAGTTCCAGCATTTATGGTAGGTGAATTAATGGAAACTCCCGCTTCAAGCGTTCCGGCAAATTTAACATTTCCGATTGAATCTACAATGAATTGATCATTAATGTTCAGGCCTTCCCATGCTTTAAGGTTCTTTGCTTCAATGTCACCTTGTACAATGAGATTGCCCCGGATCCTGATCCTTACGTCTGTATCTCTTACATAAAGTTTTGTGGCTGATGTATTGCTGTAAAAGTGACAAGTCCAATAAGTCGGTTTCTTTCCTGAATAAGCGTTCTCAGGAATAACCCTTGAAAATTGAACTCTTGTCGCAGTATTGGCTGGGATTGCGACAATGCTATGAAGGAAAAAGGTATCAATCCAAGATGTTCCGTCCTCAAAATAAACTCTGATTGTCATGGTAATACTTGGAGCTGTTCCTGAGTTCTGTGCATATACCATAAAATCAAAGGCAACTTCATCCCCATCTTCAGGAACCGGCCTGTTATAATGGGATGCATCAGTTTCTTCCATAAGATAAACCCAATCATTTAAAACGCCCCATTGGAACCACCTTTCACCGTTAAGGGTAACAGGTTTCATATAACCATAGAGTCCTTCTTCAACTGTTGAAATGTTTGCCCCAAGCTGTGCCCTAACGTCAATTCTTGCTGCGTTTAAAATGCCTGTGTCGATAACATCAGCATTCACGCTGCCGATTTTGGCTCTGCCTATTGATGCATCAGCCATTTTCGCCCCGTCAATATTGGCATTTAAAGCAATGAGTTCATTTGTTATCACCTGGGGTGTTATATCTCCTGCAACAATCCTTGCTGTTGTTGCGGTGTCCTGATCAGAAAAAGGGCCAGCCGTTCCTGCCCTATTCATTCCTCTAACCCTGACGTAATATTGCTGATTTGGTTCACCTTCATAGACAAAAACACTCGTTGTCGCTCTGGCTACAAGATTAGAAGCGTCAGGGGTGAAATTAGGAACAGTAGAAACGTAAACTTCATATTCTTTTACATAACTGCTTAAATCAGCATCCCATTCAATAATGACTTTTGAAAAGGCTCCTGAAGCAGTTACATTCGGTTTTTTTGGTGTAATATCAGCAAAATCAGTATCATCAATAGGGCCAAGTTCCCCAGATTCATCCCAAACCCCGGTTCTGCCATCTACCATGCTTTCTATGTTTTTCAATCTTGAAGCAAGATCAGTAAACAAAGGCAGGAAGTTTCCAAGGATAATTTCGGTGTTTTCAGGGCTAACTAAATCACGTTTGATTTCGATAACTCTTGCTTCAACTCTTAAAGCAGGCTTGAATTCTTTATCAATGACAAAAACAGTATCTCCAAGACGAACTTTCTCATGGGAAAGTCCTGTGAATTGCTCCAAGTCTAAAACATTCATTTCATAAGTTATTCTTGGTGTGTTTGTGCCTTGCAGCGCATTCCAGGTTTTTTCTAATAAAGCTTCAGGATCTGTTTCTTCTCCATCTTCAAAAACTCCAAACCTGTGCATTTTCTTCCCTGTGTCTGGATCAATACGACCAAACTTTTCAAGAGCTTCAGGATCACCAACCCACTGTTGGCCTAAAGGTTTATCAACAGGATCAAGTCCTGAACCGTTCCAAACTACATCCGCAAAGGTTAAACGTCTTGTATATCCCCCTGCTTCTGTTTGTTCTCCTTTTCCACGCCCATATAAGGCAGTTTTGATGTTAGAAGCATCAACAGTCCTTTTAATGGATAACAGATCTTTCGTGTATTCAAACCGCTTCCCTGTGTCAGTTCCACGCCTTGCAGGAAGATCCACAAAACGCCCTGTTATGGCTGAACCGTCAAAGTTTATGCGTTTCTTTAGTTCCCCGCCCCATATACTGATGATCTTCTGAATTGAAGAAATAGCAGATTCATAGTAAAAATTGGTTGTTCTTAGGCCAAGATCCGCAACGGTTCCTTTTTTGAACCGGCTTTTTGAAAGGGCATCATCCATAGCACTGTCTGCTGTACCATTAACAGTTCGCAAATCTTCTATTATGTTGTCATTCATTTCAAAGAAAGCATGTTCCGCATAAGCCCTTGTGACGATTTCAATTCCATTATGTTCTTCCTCGATTTTGTAAATCTGGAATAACTGAAAATCTCCATCTTCGTCTTTGAATGCTACAAGATTGTTTTCTTTAACATGTGCAGCCGCTTCATGATCAGCTGGTACTGTGAATTCAAAGGTATGATCTTTATTTAACTGTTCTGTATGGATCCCAACAAAAAAAGGGCATTTCTCGCTGTTGTCGTTTTGCAAAACAGCAAGAAGCCCTTCTGATTGTCCATCTAATATGAAAAGTTTATTCATTTATAGCCACCTTCTTACATAAACAAGGCTTACTGCACTAACCCCGACAGGTTTAACAGTTAAAGTGGTATCTCCTGGATTCAAAGAGAAAAAATCTGAATTAATATCAAGTGCAGTCATCAAGTTTGTTGCCCCGTTATAAGTAATTGTGCCAACTTGACAATCAATCACAACTTCATCGCCAGCCACAAAATTACGCACAATCCGTAGAAATTCATTAGAATTCTTCTCAATCTTTAATTCTGTAGCTGAAGCCGAAAAATCGGCTGTGATAATAGGAAATGCTTCTGCCGTCCCTGTATTATTTATTGTTGCAGAATCGTTTGAAATCGTTGCAGAACTTTCTGTTATTGAATAAGCAAATGGATCCGGGCAAAGGAATTCAATTTCTGCCACCCTCTTTGCAAAGATCCCTTCAAAATCTGTATTTTCGGTTACAACCCCATAATATTTCTTATCAGTTTCATCATCGAAAATCAGTTCTTGTGGTCCATTGTTGGGATTCAGCCATACAGCTAAATCCCTTATCTTATTTCTGTAATCAAATAGAGAAGGACCGAAAAGGTTTATTTCTACCGTTATTCTGCGCTCCATAAACCGATAACCAAAGTAATGAACCCCATTTTTAGAAGGCGCTTGAGCCGTACGGCTTTCGATCTCTGGGAGTGTGTCACGACCTTGTATATTTGTAATCCTTATTCCTTTTGATGTCGAATGAATTCCGTTAAAGGAAAATCCCCAACTCATGGATTAACACCCCCTACACGCAAAGACCTGTTTTCTAAGCTTGCTAGTTTTTGAGAAATGCCCCTTGCATCATTTTCAGTCCGAACATTAGGCATAATTAGCTGAATGGTTTTATTGACCACTCCTGCTGCAGCACTTGAAGCAGTTTGTGCAGAATGAACTTTCTGCTTGGAAATGTCTAATCTGGCATCTTGCAAAGGTTTCCTTGTTCCGATTGCAACAGTTTCCCCTACTTGGGTTGCTGCTTTCATCAGTTGTTTGGCCCTAGCTAAAAGCCCATCCTCTAAACCTTCCGTAAAGAATGAACCTAATTCAATAGCTACCCTTGAAGGACTATGAATATCTAAAGCACTCTGGATCTTGCTTGCAATGCTTTTCGCAATGCTCCTGGCTGTGTCCATCAGACTTCCAAACATGCCCCACAATCCACGAATAAGACCGCTTATGATGTTTCGCCCTATCCATTCAAGGTCAACACCTTCAAGCCAATCTTGGGCCTGATTCCATATATCCATGATCTTCTGTTTGACTTCATAAAGGTTCTCTTGAACCCCTTGCCTTAAAGCGACAAATTTATCAACAGCAGTTCTGCGAATGGCTTCAGCTGTGTTTTGGACAGCGTTTTTAGCTTCATTCCAAGTATTTTGTATTTTGGTTTTTATAAAATTGTATATTTCATTGGTTTTGTCGTTCAGCGCTTGCCATTTTCCAGAAACATAACTTCTTATATTCTCAGCTGCATTGTTTGCAGCGTTTTTCATGCCCAGCCAAGTATTGGAGAAAAATGTTTTTATGCCTTTCCACGTATTTTCTGTTACTGTTTTGGCAGCTTTCCAAGTTTTATCTATGAAATCTGATATAAATTTAAGAGATTGCTCAAATAAAATCTTGGTTAAACTCCACATGTTAGAAAGGAAGTTCTTAACCTGTCCCCATTTTTCAGTCGTCCATTTGCTTATGGAATCCCAATTTTCATAGATTAAGAGTGCTAAAGCTACAACGATTCCCGAAATGATACCAACCGGGCCTGTGAGTGCAAGCATTGCAGTTCTGATTAACGGGAATATCGCCTTTACTTTAGATAACCATTGCCAGGCAGTTGTTAGTGGCCCAATCATTGCCCCTAATACGGTTAAAAACGGGCCTATTGCAGCTGCTATTAGTCCGATTCCAACAGTTATTGCCTGCATAACAGGATCCATTTTTGCAAAGGCATCAGAAACAAATTGGATTGCTTGGGAAACATTAGGAAGAACCGCTAAAGCAAAATCCATCAGCACTTGTCCTAAAGGTTCCAATGCAATTAAAGCTTCCCTTGAAAACTGTTTCCACTTTGCGCTAAGGGATTCTTCAGCAACCCGGTTCATTTCATCCATGGAACCTTTAACGCCTTTTACCCCTCCATCAATATTGCCAAGGGCATACATGGCATCAGCTTCAAGATCTTCCCACTTAGTTCCGTATAAGCCAACTCCTATTTCATTAGCTTTAACCTGATCATCCATTCCTTTTAATTCCGCTATGACTGCATTGTGAACGTCTTTAACCGTACCCTTACCTGCTAAGAAATCTTTCCATACCTTCTGTGTACTTTTGGACATTTGGCCCATAGCATCAGAAGTTGATTTGGATCCGTCTTTGATTTTGATTTGAAATTCCTTCATTGCATCATTAATGTAATCGAGGTTATACACTCCGGCTTTACTACCTTGTTCTAACAGCTGAAAGTATTCAGAAGCAGAAAAGCCCATTTCAGCAAACAAAGGAGCATATTCGCTGAGATTATCGAACATTTCATTAGAGAAGTTTAGGCCGTTCTGCGCCCCATGTGCCATAAGATCAAATGCTTCTTCTGCAGAAATTCCAAACCCTTTTATCAGGTTTCCACCGGCCCTTGTAACCTCATTTACATCTGCATCAAAGGTTTGGGCCAAGTTCATGGCCGATTTTGTTACGGTTTCAAGTTCTTCTTGATCCAATCCCTTGATATTTTGCCGGGTTTGAATCAAGGCGTTTGAAACATCTTCTAGGCTTTCACCGAATCCCGCTGTATAAATGTTTTTGGCTGTTTGGGTTAGTCTTTCAGCCTCTCCTTTGGTAAGTCCTAAGCTATTTCTTATTTTCGCTTGTGCATCACTAACGGAAGTTGCAGCAGCAATCCCAGCAGCTCCCATTGCAGTTAGAGGAACCGTTACGGCCTTAGACATGGTTTCCCCAATGGATCCCATTCTGTCAGCTACATCTTGTACCCGGTTTTCAATCTGCTGAAGCCCTGATTCCACGTTATTTGTGTTTATTTCTGTATTGATGACAATGCGCCCATCACTCGAAGCCATGTTTTCACCTACCTTTTTTGTAGGATTTCTTTAACGCGGTACCTATCGCTGTTAAAGTTGCATCAGCTTCTTCAAGGGAAGGCTTTTCATTTTTGAGCCTATAGATCCGCTTCAATTCAATAATCCTGTTCCGTTCTTCCTGGTTGTATTTAGTAGGTGCAGGGATTTTCTGCGCTCTAATTGCCACAACCTCTTTAAATTTCGTATCATCAGATAAGCTATCTAATAATGCCAAAAACTTCTGCCAATGCAGTTTGCCTTGCATTTCAAAAAGGTCAATCTTGTAATCTTGGAGGAACGAAGCATAAATAAAGGCAGCATCTTGTTCAAAATCAAAATAGCCTTTTCCACCGTTTTTAGGTTTCTTAGGAAATAGGATTTCGTCAAAAAGAAAGCCTATCAATTGGCTTATCTCGAAAATAGAGAGTTCCAATTCATAGGCATTTTTCACAAGCATTTCAAATAGAATTTCAAGCTTTTCCATTTCATCAAACGTTTCATCAGATAGGAGTTCAGAAACCCGTAGAACATTATCAAAGGCAAGATTAAGCTTAATTATTTGGCCTTGAAATTCTGTTTCATCTATAAATCTTTCCGTAAGCTTCATAAGCTTTATTTCCCTGTGTAATAGGCTTTTTCTCTCTTTTTAAAGGCCTGCATTCTCTTTCCGACTACTTCCATCAGCTGCATGATTATATCAGCCATAACAAGCAATGATTTTCCGGTATCTGCATAGACCTTTTCAAAGGACCCTTCACCCAAAAGAAGTTCCACAACCCTAAACATAATTTCGTAATTCTCTTTTTCCGCTGCTTTTTGTTCCTTATCCGTCATATTGGAATAATCCCTTTCGCTCATTTTCAGGGATTCTTTACGGAACTTTCTAAAGACCTTGTCATATTCCCTCAATTTCACATCATTGAGATCCATCACATAAACTTTGTCTGCAATCTCGACTTCTTCATATGCTTTTTGAACATTAATTTTAATTGCCATAGCATATCCCCCTTCTTCTAATACTTCTTATAATTATGGTGCAGCTGGGGTGTACTTTGGCTTTCCATTGAAATGGATTTCAAAACTAAAGGTGCTTTTCTCATTGGCCGCACCTGACGCACCTACAATATTTGCTACAGTACATGGACCTTCATATGAATCCCCTTCTGGATCTGTCCAACGGAATAAAGTTTTGCGACCCTCTCCCAGTTCTGTTTGCAGTCCGGCAATGAAATCCTGTGCTTCATCCCCATATTTCCTATGTCCCTCAAAAGCAATGACCAGCTGTGCAGCCGTCACATCAGATGAGCCGAATCCATCACCATCTAAATATGGAGTTTGGTCGATTTCTTCATTCCATTGTGGATCAAACGTGTTGATTCCTGCTGCTACACGCGCCCAAACTTGTGTCATTTCATCAGTTGTCTGGCTTGTTTCAATTTCAAAGGTATGCGCTGAATTCAAAGTGAAGCCTGCCATCAAGTTGCCCTCCTTTAAGTCTTGGTTATAGTAGCGCTAAATAGCGCTGAATAGATATGACTGCCCCGGCTGTCTTTTTCGACAAGCAAGGGCATTGTGTAAATCTCAGACTTGATAAATCGATAGGATCCATCAGCAGAAGTAACCGCATTAGGCCCCAATCCATCTAGATAAACCGCTAATTCATTCATGGTATCAATGGCTTGGCCCTGATTTTGATGTTTAACAAGGATTTGAAAGGCAATAACCCAATCCCTTGAACCATCCAAAAACCGCTCCAAAGGTGCAGCTGGCGTTCTTCTGATTGTTAGTGCATTTAAATCTTCTGGAAGTACATCAACCGAAAATGAATCAAACAGAGTGAATTTTGCTTCCAAATGATTTGCCATATCATCAATAAAATCTGAAGGCATAGGGGAATCACCCCTTTCTTACAAGTGCCGATTAATGGCCTGCTGTGTCATGTGCACCCAATCACTTAGGAACCTGGCTTTTGCAGCTTCAAACCAAAGGCCCTGTGCATTTGGGTTTGCATCTTTGGAAAAGTTATATTGTGGATTGTAATAAATCTTTCTGGCATATGGCTGATCCCAAAGAATCTTCCCTTTTCCGATTTGTGAAGCCCGAACCCCTGAACGTTCAAGTTCGCCGGTATCTTTAGGAATGAAATAGTTTGAACCCTTTAAAACTTCTTGATCCAGCTGTTTCTGCCCAGCATCTACCGCTTCTTCAACCCGTTGTTGGATATTCCCCAAGTCTAAATTCACGCTGAAACTGATCATATTAATTCCACCTCATAATGATGAAGGGTGTCGGTATACAGAGGATTAACCCGCTGAACTTGCATCGGTACGCCCTGGAATGTCACCTTTGATTTTTCCTTGAATTCAAATATGCCAGAGGAACTTGAATTCTTTTGGTCAAAGAACAATAGGGCTTTTACGCTTTTGCTTTCTGTATCTCCTGCCCGGCTAAAGCTTTTTTCAAAGTTGATCCTGATGTTTTTTAGGGTTACCGCAGGCAAATAGGTTTCACCATACCGCCCATTTGCTTCAAACTGTTCATAAGTAGCTTCATGAATTAATAGATTTCGAGGGATTGGCCTGATTCTTAACATCTCACCCCAACTCCCCTATAAAGCAACCCCGTTTGCCTTAAATAGATCCGGGCCATTTCAGAAACTACTTTCACACCAGATCCTTCGGTATAACTAAAACCCCCTACACTAACTGAAGAAGGGGAACCGCCATGAACTGACAATTCCCCACCTTCCGAATACATATATTCAATTTGGGCTGCAACCGCCTTTTTAACATTGGCTTGAATTATTTCTGGCTCATGTGAAAGGTCTTCCCCGGCTAAGCGATAATTTGTTAACACATCAATAACATCTGAAGCCCTTGTTTCTAGCATTGAGAAGGTTTCAGTATCCATCGGAGTACCTTTGTACACATCATTATAAAAAGCCTGATCAATATAAGACATGACTACTCAACCTTCTTACCTTCAGGCTTTTTAGCTTTGGTTACCCCTGAGTTCTTCTTTTTAGCTTCATTAGATTCCTCTACCGTATACCCTTTATTCTTAAACCACTCAAGTAACCATTTATTATCGGTTTCAGCCTCTCCATTAACAAATAGCAAGGAAGCACTATTCCCGTTGTAATTAGGGTTAGGGCTTTTAATTTTAGCCATAAAAAAGCTCCCTTCATTATTGAACTTTAATGTTACGAAGAACACCGGCTTTTCGAGTAGCTTTAAGGGCAACAGCAGCTACCATTTCAACCTCGCCTGTCTTAACCGCTCCTGGAGAGTTAAAATCAGGCAAGAAAGTACGGATCACTTTATTACCCGTAGGCGAAACACCATGGAATCCATCCATTCCAAGAGAAACAGCGTAAAGATCTGTTAATCCTGTTTGTTCAGTACCAACCGTACGGTTAACGATTGGAACAACTGGAGTGGTTAAAGTACCGTCATAGAAATACTCAAGATCAATCAGTGGGATTCCATCATATCCTGTTACTGTGCGTCCAAAGCCATCCTCTGTCTTAGTCGCGTAACCAGCTCGGCGGGCCACCGATTTGATTTTAGTGATTAATTTGCTGTTCCCCATTAGCATGGTTGGCCGGCCATCTAATTCCGCTAGGAAATTATCGATCTCATCCAATAAAGCAAACTTCTTACTTTCTACTCCTGCTTCATCTGATAGATCAATAACAGAATCAGTGTTTAATTCTGTATTAGAACCAGTAAGTGCCTTATCTAACCCATCAAATGCTTTAGAATCGACTGCTGAATCACCATTAATTACAGTGTAATGAAACAAGTTGGCAGCTCCTTTAATTTTTTGCTGCATTTGAAAATTCATTTCGTTGATTTGACCACTAGTATCTTGAATTACACGGTCAATTTTAAACGCTCCCCCAAAGATTTTTAGATTCACATATTGGTTCTCACGGTCTGCTTCATTTGCTGTGTATTCGCTGTTAATCTCACGGAATCCAGCAGTTGAAGGAGTTTTTAAACGGGTGTAACCGTAGGTTAAAGTTGATCCACCTGTACCGGGTGAAACAGCATTATCGAATGTTAGCTGATCTAAAAGGAAGGAAGCACGACGAAATTCATCAATAACCTGCTGGTCTATATGGTCTGCCATTCCAACCTTTGCTTGCTCTAAAGTAATTGGCACGAACAATCATCTCCTAATCTTAATTATTGGTCGTTGAAAACCTTTGATTTAATGCATCTAAAAGAGTGCTCGGCTCACCACCTGGAGTCGTTTGGTGTTGTCCTTGTGAAAATGTTGGCTTACTTGGCTGCTGCTCTGTTTCAAATAAATAAGCATCGCTTTTCTGCAATGCTTTCAACTGATCTTCCAAACCCAGGAGCTTATCTCCATCCAACTTGATAGATTCCTTATTTAATAGAGCCTCAACCGCCTTAGGATTTTTAGCCTTGGCATTTGTTAAAGCAGACTTTAAGGCAAAATCAAAAGCCTGCTGATCAAGCTTTTTCTGGTAATCAGCTTCAGTTTTCTTATTTGCTTCTGTTAATTCATTAATCTTAGCTGTTAATTCTTCATGACCTTTTGCCTTTTCACCAAGTTCAGCTAGTTGAGCATCACGATCTTTCAACTGCTTTTTCAGTTCCTTGGTGTTTTCGTTCAATTCATTAAACTTTTCTTTAGGGATCCAATTGCCATCAGAAACAATAGCAATCTTTTTATCTCCCGCTTTTTCCATGACTTGCTTATAAAGTTCTTCTCCTAGCAATTCTTTTAAGTCCATATATTTTAATCCCCTTTTTAATGTTTTTTAGCGTGTCACACCTCACGCAAAAGGTTCCGTTTCTTTATGGCGTCTAACCTTTAAAAAGACGCACCTTATTAATAAGCTTTTTCTCGCTCATACCGCCTTGTTCGGCCAGTATCGTAAATAAAGGCTCTCATGTTAGCTTGTCGCTGCCGTACTTTCTTTTTAGCAGCATCTATGGCTTCAGATTCACCCAGGGCTTCAGCAATAGCTAATTGTCTTTTAGCTTTCCTGATTTCCCTCTCTAAGTACCTCTGTCTCTGGCTTTCTTCGTAGATTTTCCTGTTTTCTGTAGCTGGGTATGGCCTATACACACGCTGCGAAAAACCTTCAATATAGGGATAAAAAACATGCCGGCAATTAATCCCCCTTAGTCCATCGGGTTCGCCATAGCTAGTAGATGAAAGAGGAGGGTATTTATTACTGCTCCCTGATCTTGAAAAGATTTTCCCCTGGTACTTTGCACATTTTGGCCTTGCCCCCATATGGGAACTGACTTCAACCAAATCTGCGCCGTATTCTTCCATTCGAGCAAATTGCATTTCATTGGCAACACTGTTTGACATTGACCTTGTAACCATTGATACATAGGCTTCGGTTGACATCTTGGCCCCATCTTTTCGAATAAGAGCAGGAACCCCGTATTCTGCCCACCTTGCAGCTGTCTCTGCCAGCGCTTGTCTTGGCGTTTTTGTGCCTGCCAAGACCTTTCCTGTTGTTTCATTCAATATATTTAAATATATTTGCTGAGACTGATTTAACATGGTTGTATTGATCAGGTTGAAAGTTTCCCTTGCTTGCCTTTGAAAAGACACTAATACCGCTTCAAGAACAGGGCTTTCTTTAGGTAAAGGAGGTTGCAGCAAAATTCCTTGGGCAACAGCTTCAATCAGTTCCATCTCTGAATCAGTGACAGCTTCATATCCAGCTTCTTCAAGCATAGCTGTTACTGTTTCTATCGAAAGTTCTGCGTATTTTGCTATGGTTATAATATTTTGCTGTGTTAATTTTCCTAATTGTCCAAGCTTCTCGGTTTGCCACCTTTCTACATCTTCTTCCAGCAGGCTTTTTCCTTGTTTCAGGATCTTTGCAATGTTTAAAAGGATTTCTTCCTCAATGGATAGAAAGACATCGATAACAGGCATTGTTAATTGCTGCTGCCTGAGTGGTTCCATTAGGTGTCATCCTGTTCTTGTCTATTATTTTTAATGCCAAAGAAATCAATTGCTTCAGCCGTTGCTGTTGCATTTTCTTCAGCAATTTCCTTTAGTAACTGCTCCGCTTCTTCTTCTGAAAAACCATGAATCTTCATAATCGCTTTTTTCTTAGAAGTCAGCTGATTAGTAACCAACTGTACCTGCTTTGCAATCTCTGCGTTTTGGTCCTCTGCTATAGAATCATCAAAAGCAACTGTGACTTCATATTCTCCTTCTGGCCGAGAAAATAACTGATATAGCTCAGCGACCTGAATGATACATTCCACTAGTTCCTGAATGCCAGCTTCAATAAGGTTTTCATGGCTTTGCTTCGTCCGGAAGGTCTTAGAGTTTTCCGAAACGACCTCTGTTGCTGTCTTGACTCCCTGTCCATCGAAAGTGAAAGCGCCGGAAGAGAAGCCTATTTGCATCGCCAAGACATTGAGCAAGGAATTAATCGCTGAAATATGTTCCTCTACCCGAAGTGTTGCTGAAATGTCTGCAATTTTATTAGCATCCATATCACCAAGAGCCATCGCTTGGTAAACTTCATCTTCAGCATCAAAATAACGGTGCATCTGACCAGTTAGTGGATCAATAACGGTTTGAATAGCTGTATCTGGTACTAAAATCCGCTTTTTCCCAAGCTTAAATTCTCGTTGATAGGAGTCAAAAGCGATATCCAAGGAATGCAGCGTATCAAGCGCATTGGCGAAAATAGAAATTCCTAATGGGCTTGTAGTATCCAAGTTATTGGCTATGTTTGGCTTAAAGTAGACAAAACCCGGTCGCTTGTAATTGGATATCCTAATTTCCTCTTCAAGATTCGGGAAAAATTGCTTCAGTGGAACCTTAACCCCTAATTCTTCGCCAGTATTATTTTCATAGACTTCATTTCGGATTAGATAGGTCTCCCCATCCCACAGGTGACATTCCAGGTGAGTGTATTTCTTTCCTTTCTTGGAGAACTCATTTATGAAAACAGCCTCCCTAATGGTGTTATGGTCCCAGCTTATCGGGATAAAACAATCAGCTGTTACATAGGAGAGTTTTAATTTCTCATCCTCTACATAAGGCTTGACCACCATGCCGCCCATAGCAAACTGGTATTCTAAGTAATCTTGGAATTTCTTAACGAAGTTATTATTCTTAAAGACATCATGAATGTTCTCAGATAATGTCTTGTCAGAAATATTGATCTCGCAGCGCTCATTAAAGATTAATGTGGCTAGCTCCTGAGAAACCACCTTTGGCATGTTCAAGGAAGCCATACGGCGTTTTTTCGGTCCCACTATCGTTGTATATCGGATATCATGCCATTCGCTAAAATACCCTTTGTAGAGAGCTTTCCAATTTCCAATATCTTTATAGAAATCCTCATTAATCTGGATGTCCTTGTGGTCAGCCAACTTCTTAATGCCTTTAATCAATCCCATTCTGTACATCACCTGCCTTATGCGGGCCAGCATGTTTTTAAACATCGGTTGTCACCGCCTTAATATTTCAATCCAAGCTTCCTCAAATTATCCTGAACATAATATTGGAATGCATCGCAGGTATGATCATCAATCTTTATGACCTTCGGATCATCACTCTGTAAGGTATCAGCATCCCATTGATATTTTTTATGTTCAGTCAGGAAAATCTCATTGACTGCTGTTTTAAGCACAAAAAAACGCCCCTGAGCCAATAAGTCCTGGACGTTGTCGATCATATCTATTTTCTTTTTCTTTGTTACTGGATGAAGCCTTATGCCATAATCCTTAAAAAACTGGTTCCGTAAAGCCCCCTCTGCAGAATCGATGGTTTGTTTATCAAAATGTCGTTTATAGGTTTGTTGAATTTTATCTATCCATTCTTTTAAATCCTTTGAAAGCTCGCTTGGAGCCTTTTTAACCACTTTGTTTTCTGGGCTATAGTAAAAGGTATCGAGAAGAATTACATTCCGTTTTTTCGTAAATCCGAATGCCAAGAAAGTGGTTGCAGATACCTGATGCCCTGTATCAATGGCGATATCGATTAGAATGAGATCATCGTCTTCTGGCAATGCATCGATTTCATGGAAGTGATCCATATTGTACACCATGTCGCCAAGACCAATAACCTCACCAGCATACATCCAGCGCCAGTAATCCTCGTCATTTTCTTTGTACTTCTCTATCTTCCGGATCATTTGCTCGGATAGGAATCCCTTTTCATCATCAAGATACGTTGAATGATGAATGAAATAATCATCATCCTCTGCCTTTGTGTCTAACCACTCATTAATCCAGCTGTAAGGATTTCTAGGAGGGTTGTATGAGAAATATACCTTAACCTCTTTCCCTTCAATCTCTTGCCGTATAAAGGTATCCTCAACAATATCGATATCTTCCACGCCAGCAAATTCTGCTGCTTCTTCAAACCAAAGAGCCATAACATATCCTTTTGCTATTTTGGCTGACTTAATCTTCATTGGATCGTCAACGCCATAAAAATAAAAGGCTGTATTAGTGACCTTATGACGAATTATGAGAGGAGACTTACCAAAATAAAACTCACCCTCAACGCCCAGCATGTAAATGGCCCATTTAATCTGTTCGTAAATTGAGGTAGAAAGATATTTTCCTACTTTCCTCAGGCAAACAACATTGCCTATGTCATCTTCCAAAAAATCGACCACAAGCTTTAGACTAATCACTGAGGACTTCATAGAGGAACGGCCGCCTTTTGCGACTATATGAGACTGTTCAGCAAGCCAGAGGGAATAGAAATTGACGTTCATTAAATCCATGATATTAATTGTTTTGAGTGTCATTTTCTAACGCCTTCCTCATTGCCTCTTTGTCATTAACGATAACGACCTTGCTGGAATCTCCGCCCTCTTGTTTGATTTCAGCTTTAGTTTTTTCAATATTAGCCCTCATAAGTTCAAGTTTCAGCCTACGCTCATCATGAATGTGTGCCATTTCATCAAATTGCTTAATAAGGGATCGAAGCTCCCCCATTGCCCTGGACTGAGCATTTAGGAAAGTAGCATGCTTATCCCAGGCAAATTGATACTCCCACTCTCTTTCCTCAGATGAATCCGAGTCTTTTTTCTTTTTTAAAACCTTAGTGATATCGTCTTTGTTTTCTACGAACATAATTCTCTGGGCACGAATAATGGCAGCATACTGAATCTGTATTTGATCCCAGATTAAATCAGCTGGGGAATGCTCCTGCAAATGGTTCATGATTTCTAATGATTCATCTGGAAGGAACTTAGAGAACAATCCATGAGTAACTGCATTTGAGTTTCCTTTTGGTGCAGCTCCTCCTCTGTTGCCTTTTGCATTGATATTTCCTTTTGGAGCACCTCGCTTTTTTGTGTGCACACCTTTTTCTTTAGGTGCACCCCTATCACGTTTCCAGCCATATCGCTTTTTCCAGGACTTAACGGTATTAAGTGACACCTGATATTTTTCAGCAATGTCCTTATACTTCATGCCTTTGACATAATCTTTCTCCGCTTGGACATACTTCTCAGCCATGCTACATCACCTGCCACCTCCAGCTATTTATGTTTGTTTTGAAGAAAAAGAAAAAGCACCCCGAAGGATGCTAAAAAAAATTCTATTCACCAAAATATAGTTTTCTAAACTGATCAAAAGTTTCTTTTACAGCTTCATCACTTAAGTGCTTTTCAAGTTGTTCAATTTTCACACTATTTCTATCAGCAGACATTGTAGACAGCACCTGAGCTTTTGCATTCACTGTCGCAATAGTCAATTCTGTGATAAGTTCATCCAGCCCTTTAGACATACTTTTTACCTCCTTTAAAAGTTATAAAAGAGATATTCTACAAAAATTGACAAAACCCTTTATCGTTTACATACAAAAATAGAGGAAGCATCCTGGTAACCGCCTCCCCGTCCTGCCTTCAAGTTTAGCAAGCAGATTTATGTTTTTTCAATTTCGTATCATTTGTACCGTATGTTCCATTTGGAACATATTCACTCATTTTCTTAACAACAGAATCTTTAATACGCCCAATATGGGTATGTGACAGCCCCATATGCATAGCAATCCACCTATAACTTTTGCCCTCAAGCAGCCAATGAAGAACCTCAGATTCTCTTTCATCCGTAATAAGATGCATACGATCCTGGATAACCGAAATCTTAGCCTCATACTTTTTTATAATAGAAGATCTTCTTTCTCTACGCACACAATCTCTATAAACAGGATCACTTGTGGTTCCTTGAACTTTAGGCATCCCAGCAGTATCCCCATATTGACCTGTAAGCCCTTCTCCTATATCTTTCATTGAATACCTGAGTAATCTTATAGAGTTCATCATCCAATGATAGTCCTTAAGAATGCATTCTATTTGTTGTTTGCTGGCAGCTTCGTTCATTAAAAACACTCCTTATATAAAATAGAAAAGGACACTAAACAACGCGCCATACGTTATTTAGCGTCCTCCAGTGGACTGGCAGAACTAAAATTTAGTTATTATTCATAAAGAGGTTATGTGAATTTTCCAGCTCATTAAAGTTAATTATAGCATTTGAGTTAAAGCTATTTACTTTATTATTGTTATAAAGGAACTCTAAATAATCCAAAATGTTTGCATTTTTAAACCTGTAGTAATTAAAGTCAATAAATTCATCATATCTTTTCCTTGTCTCTTGCCCAGAACTATTATCTAGTGTTATTACATCAATACTCTTTAAATGATGCGAACCATAGATTGAAGACTTTAAAAAGTATTTTATATAAGAATCTGATAACGGTAAGGAATATCCAATTATCCTTATGTGGTTTGCATTTGTTAATGCTTTCCATGCAGATTGCCATGTAATTAACAAATCCGGATTTGAATATTTATTCCATGTGGGTGGTACTATATTTTTTTTCTCTACACACCCATGTATTTTCAAAAGAAGTGACTTAGAAGAACTTAATTCATTAGTTCCATCAGAAAATCCATAATCATCGGATATTATTCCGTTGTTCCCCATGTAATCCACATAAGATTCTAATACTCGATCATAATTAAAGCTAATTACTGAATAATTGGTATTGGGCGAATCATAGTTATCCCATGATAAATACCTGTTATCCAGTTTAACCCTTGCATTTAATAAGTTGCCAACGAAATAACCATACATTCTTTGGAGATTGTTTGTTCCAAAAACAAAATCGTACCAATTTCCTGGAAGATTTTCTTTGTAACCTTGCACTGTAGGGGTAAAATTAGTTATTACATCAGAAATAAATCTTTTAAATTTTTCTGAGTTATTCTCTCCGTTTAGATAATCATTCATCTCTAAAATAGATAGAACCTCTTCAATATTATATAAATCAGACTGAAAATAATTTTTTATTTTAGACATATTATCAAGCAAATCAAAAATCTTTTTAAAATGGGAAAAACTCTCAGGCTCTTTAAAATATAGATCCTTTGCTTTCAATATAAAATTTGACATAACAGGTATACCTAAAGGTGCGGAAAAACCTGCGCCTAGGATATATACTACCCGCTCCATTTAATGCCCCTCCTTCATTTTTTATTCAATTCAATGGTGTAACTGCTGAATTGTTCTGTATAGTTATTTAGTTTTGCTAGCGACCCTTCTAATGGAGAAAGCACATCTGCTTCATGATACAAAAACCTATTAGTAAAATATAAAATATTATCAATTTCTAATTTCATTTCTATATATAAATCAAATATATCCCCAAATATTGTATAGTCGTTAATTTCATCAATAACTTTTTTATAAGTAATTAAATCTTCATACACAGAAGTTATATATTGCACATTTTCACCATGGATACTGACTAATTCTTGAAAACCTCTAGATGAATGGCTTTCTTCCATCGGTTGCAAAATGCCGTTGCAACCCTTAATTACTTTGCTGGCATACGTTAGTAATAGTTTACTACTTTTGATAAAACTATCTAATTCGATTTTTTTTACTCTTTCCTTCTCTGATTTTATTTGTATATACATAACATATATGGCAACTAACCCTGTAAAAACACCTGCCAATAAAGCTCCTAAGGCTGAGCCTAATCCACTAATCCAAGCATCCGGTGATCCACTTAAAAAAATCTCTTTCAATTATCTCTCTCCTGTTTTATTTTCAATTTTTTGATATACTAATTGTTTTAAAAGCAAAGGAAATAAATAATAATCCTATAGATATAAATGTAAGAGAGTCACTCATCTTACTTAACTCTTCTCCATCCGGTTTACCTATCCATAATAAAAACCCCAATATTAATGCAATTGGAATTGATAAAGTATAAAAAAATGCAATTCCAAAATAGTTCCACTTTCTACTGATCCCTTCAGTAAATTCAGAAATGGATTGATGCAAAAGGTCTCCCATAGAAAAAAACACAACAAAAATTGAACAACCAAAAATAAAATAATTCGATAATTTAATTTCAGTGCTAATCCATGATAATATGAAAAACCCTACTGCAATTGACATTACAAGAAAAAAATGAGCATTTCCTTTCAAAACTCTTCCCCCTCATCAAACTTAACCCTCTTTACTTTGCCCTGATGTGTAATAATCTTCGTTTCTCCAAATTGAGGCAACTCAGTTAACCGCGCCTTTCCATTACAAACAACAACAGCAAAGCTTCCTTTTTGTTCCATTATATCTATTTCTAGTCTGTTTGTCCTAGGATTTATTTCAATTGTTTTAAGCCTGGCAGCTTCTTTCATTCAGAATCCCTCCCATGATATAATTTAAGTGACTGGGCTGGGAGAAATCCTAGCTTTTTTTCTTCCCTTTCTTCTCTTCTCTACTTCTTCTGTCGTAAAAAAATTCACTGAAAGTTCTCTGTTTTCACCTCAAGAGGTATCTTATAATTAAGTAGATGGTATACTCCATCTCGCTGGACCCATGAGTTAACCGTCGGACCTAACTCATGGGTTTTACTATTTTTACTGAATCTTTATTTTGTCCCACTAATGATTTGTCGTTTATTGCGAGCTTTTGTCGAAACCATTCAAAACCTATCCTTTGTTTGCAATAATTGTTCTTGGACTATTATCATTTAAAGGAGCAAATGAATGTGTGATTTCTGCCGAGAGCTTAGCAATAAAATTCAATTTTTTAGAAAAGCACTCATTGAAACTGGTATTACTAAAGGATTGAAACATCCTGAGACAATAAAAAATAGTCAGATGTTAGACGAACTAATTTTTAGGTTCCAGTCAAAATGCAAGTAGTAACATTTTAAGAACGCAAAATGAATGATCCCTATTAGGGGATTTTTTTAATGCTTAACTCCACTTTCATCTTGTTTCACAACTTATTCGTAATTTGTTATAACCTCTTTTATATTTTGTTTAAACATTATCCATTTTTTGAATAGAACATTTTTTCCTTTTTATTTTTTACTAAGCCGTATAATTTTTCTATATTCAAACGTCTATTAAATATAAGAACTAAGGAGGTAACAACATGGAACAAACTCGTAACATTAATAACGATTTTGTGCATGAAACTCGAAAAATAAGAAATGAGTTTGCAGAAATCGTTTCTATTTATTCAAAAGATCTTTGGAATTATTGCAAATATGTCACTGGCTCCCCTTGGGATGGAGAAGATCTTTACCAAGAAACAATGATAAAATCTTTTGGTTTACTTCCCCAACGATGGAGCGAAATTACTGACAAAAAATTTTACCTATTCAAAGTTGCAACCAACAGCTGGCTTGACCATTGTAGAAAACTTAAGCGTGAAATAGGATCTTTAGATGAAGTATCTGAGTCAAACATTGATTTTTCAGATCGTCTAGTATTGGAAGAGATCCTAATCTCGTTAGAATCAAATCTCACCCCAAAACAAACAGCGGCATTTCTCTTATTGGATATATTTCAATTTAGTGCAGAAGAAGCTGCTGGGATTGTTCAAAGTACTCCAGGAGGTGTCTATTCTTCTGTACAACGTGCGAGAAAAAAAATAGCTACATTGGATTTTTCAAAATCCAATACTCAAGTTATTACGCAAGATCAAAATGCTACCATCAAAGCATACTTAAAGGCCTTTAATAATGGAGATTTAACCAGTATGTTAAGCTTATTTAGTGATCAAGCCCAAAACGAAGCTTTCTTTGGGTTCCAGGAATTTTCTAAAAATGAAATGTTAAATGGCTCACTTAAATTCGGATTACCTGGCCATAAAGCTAAAGAAATTACTCTTTGGGGAAAACAAGTTATTATTGTTTTAACCAATGAAGAGAATGATCCTGAAATTCATGACATCCAAATGCAAGAAATTGAAAACGGCAAAATTGTAAGCCACAAAAGTTATTTCTTCAGAAAGGAACTTATTTTAGCTGCCGCTGAAGAACTCGGAATAAAGGCACAATTAGTAAAGCCACCAGTCAATTGGAATTAATTTTTTGGGATAAATGTATATTTTTGTAATTAAATGAAAAAATTGTTTATACCGGGCAAGGCCAATCCTCCACTGAATCACACTCTCCTAAGATTAGGTCCTTGCTCGTCATTTAAACGGGGTGATACCATGCTTCAATGGATTGATGACTACACTTTTAGAAATGTATATTTCGTAACGTTTGGCGTTCCAGGCATTTTGACAGCTTTTTGGCTTTTAGAGTTGCTTGGACTTTTAGAGCTGAGAAAAAAGGTAAATGAAACTAACTCCTTACTTTGTTAATTCCAACACCCGCTACATAGCCACTGATTTATTTTTGTTATAAAGAGATCTAATCCACCAAATAAACCCTCTTCATCAACATGAAGCGCGTATCCGGAGAAGTCAGGTCCCTGATAAAAGTAAACGCCCTTGTATTTCTCATGCTTCCGAATAAGCAGCTGTTCCTTTCCTCTGAAAAATTCTAACTCCTCGCCCTGTTTTAGTTCAAAGATTTGATCTTCAAGGGTGAAGGAGAACAAGTCTAACTGCTTCATTCCCTCACCACCTAAAAATGCTATCTTCCCTTTTGTAAACATCATTTCATTATTATTACAAATTCCAACAAATTACGACATTACACCTAAATTATGGTAGTATTTCCTCTGGGCAAATTTTACGAAAGTAAAAGACGCAAAGCCACGGGCCTAAAACAGCTTAATTGTCATGGCAGCCGGGTTGCACAAGTATATAACCTATACACTACCTTTCTAGTTTGCCTGTATTTTTACTCAGAAAGGTTGAAACCTATGATTTTCCCGACAGTTTACAGTAAAGAAACCAATTTAAGACATGTAGTTAAGGACCGAAACAAATGCATATGTGGTTTTAGGTATCATGTTTTTTCTACTTTTACAAAAAATGATTTCAAGAAGATTCAATTTAAAAAAGTAGATAATGTCACCTGCCCTAAGTGTAAAACCATCATATCTGCACATCACTCTAAAACACCTGCACATCGATTTTATTAACTTCAGACGGCATTGTGTTTCTCTGAATAGCACTTAACGCAGGGACCTTCAACGTAGAAATAATTTGGCTTTCCGCAAACATTGCAAGTCTTTGAGTAAGTATTCCAACGTTTATTACAGTCCCTGCACTCAAGTAATAAGAGGTTATTTCGATGCCCAATCACAGTCCCCTTGGACAGACATTTTGGACAGCGAGTAACTAACTTAACATTTGTGATCGTCATTTTTCATATCTCCCTTCAAAACCAGTTATTTTGTGCGGCCTCTGCATCAATCTCCCGGAATGATGCCAGTACAAGCTCATATTTCAATTCCTCGTAATCACAATCATGGACACTCTTTCCTGATTGAGCCCTAGAAATATTCAATTCTGATAATCTCTTGATGAGGACATTCCTTTTCTGCTGCATAACGGATTCATAAAGGATCCCCATAGTATCAACTCCCCGATCTTAATAGTTTTAGTTTCTCCTGCAAATCTGCTTTCTTCTTAGCAAGTTCCTGCTGCTCATTCTTTAATAGTTTAGGCTTTTCATGCTGTTGGTCCTTATCGCCAAACCAATCTGGCAGCATTTCTGTGCGTATTGGCTTGGATCGCATTCCCTTAGGTTTATAAGAATTATTGCTTTTAAAAGGCTTAACGTTTTTGGCTGCCTCCTTTGCCTGCTCTCTTGCTATTAAGGCTTTATAATGATCCATGATGTATTTTTCGCAGTAACCAAAGGCTTTAATAGCTCCATTTGGCTGACGTTCTTTGTATTCAGCAAAACATTGTTCAAGCAATTTGATTGTTTGTGGCAACGGCATACCACGGGCGACAATCCGGGCGATTGCTTCATAATCTTTTGTTGTTGGATAAACAGAACGTCCTTCAGCAGCTGTTCGTAAATCAATGAATTTTTCTGCAATGACATCCACTGGATCCTTAGTAGAAGTATTTAATTTTTTAATTCTTAAATTCTTTAATTCTTGTTCTTGTTTCGATAACGTTTCGATAACGTTTCGATTTCGTTCGGATAAAGGTTCATTATCCGTTTCGATTGGCGTTTCGTTATCATCGTCAAACCCTTGGTATTCGTGGTATTTGAGGATGGTGAACACCGTTCCGTAATCCGTTTCGTTAACGGACACTATTCCTTCATCAACTAATTTCTTAACCGAACGTAAAACCGTGCTTTTCGAAACTTTTTTAAATCCTCTTTTTTCTTTGTATTCGAGATCTTCGGCTAACTTTGAATAGGAACGGAGGTACTGACCTCTCTTTAACTCAATGCCTTTTACTTTAACTCCATCCTTATGAACAGCTTGCAAAAGCAGCAATGTAAAAAGTCGAAAAGTGGTGACATCATGCCATATCTCGTTCTCAAGTATCTTCCTGTGAAGCTTTATCCAGCCTTGCACCTTTGTACCTCCTCCCCATCAAATTAACTTTTCTCACAAACGGCAAATCCGTTTTTAACCCCTTTTACTTTGTAATCCGGATACCTCCGCATATACTCTAAAACAAGCATTTTCAAGTGTTCTTTATCTCTAGCCTCCTCCCAGATCCATGCTGGAAGGAGGACATTTGTTTTGTTACTCTGCATCTTCAAAATCTATGTCTAATGATTCCTGGGCGGACATATTTTTGCTAGTTTTTTTCTTCTTTTGATCCGTGTCAATAATTTCAGGCTCTTCATCTGATACATGCTCTTTCTTGCTTGGAGCGTCGTACTGAATTGGCTCATCATACTCATTGGCATCATCCGTAATATCTTTTACCTCACGCTCCTGCTCGTCTTCTGAGAATGCTTTTTGCATATCGATGGACAAGATACCCCATTTGCCTAACATGTTCCTAAGAACCGTTTTCATTGCCATGGCATCATAATCAGAACGCCAAACATTATTAAGTGACTTCTTATCTTTTGCCTTGTTGTGCTTAATCCTGTGTGCCTCTACTTCGTCCCGGGTCCAATAAACTGTTTTTTCAAAGCCATTGACCAACTTAAAGTAGCCACAGTAACCGATGACCTTGTCACTTTTCCTGGCATCCAAATCAAGGTCAATTTCCTCCGTTAGACGATTCCACTTTAGGAGTTCTCCTTCATATACCGGTATTACATTTATGGCCTTGTACTGGCCGCTTCTTAATGCCAGCTGAATGTATCCTTTGTATCCCAGTTGGAACTGTGCTGCCTTATACCCCTTTTTAGAATCATAAAAAGCAACAATCCAGCCGTAGCCTAAGTTTTTATCAACCGGTAAATCGAGAGATGCAGCAACCATTGCACTGGATACTATGGACATAGGCTCAGCTTCTCGTAGGCCAGGATCTCCGTTATACAAATTAAGAACGGATGCCATAAATTGAGGAGCTTTATTGGCCAATACCTGCTCAAACTTCTTTTGCATTGTTGGCGTATTTAGTAGACTTTTAAGTCCAAGTGATTGAGCTGATACCTGCTTTGCAGCTGTCTCCTCCCTATTAGCTAATTGATTTTTCAATTCTGTATTAGTCGCCATCAATTAATCTCCTTTACAGCAAATTTTCGGAACGAGGATTCTTTCAAAACTTTTTTGTAAATGTCCGGAAACTTTTCTTTCAGTGCTTTCGAATCCACACTTCTTCTACTCTGATTCTTCCAAGTGACCACGAATTGGTCTGTAATACCTGTTTCCGCATCTTTCAGTTCTGCCTTTATTTTGTTTTCAATTTCCGTTTTTGCTGTTTTAATCAGCTTTTCATCAGATTTCACTTTCTCATATTGAACCAGCAAATCTTTATATTCAGATGGAAGGACAATTTCTTTCTCCTTCACAGCGCGATCGTACTTCTCTCTCAAATACTTCTCAGCTGCACTGGATCCATCAAGATCAGGAGCATGCCCTTGCAGTACGTGATATTCCCAAAAGTGCTTTTCAGCATTGAAAATCATCTCGATAAGCTCCTGGTCTCGCTCTACTTCCTTCCAGATGAACTTGTTTCCGCCGACAAGGACAGCGATATAACCCTTTTCCTTATTTGTAACTCCAAGATAATGTTGGAGCTGCACAAGGTAGCTTGCCGGAACTTCTTCACCTTCCCACTCTTTAGCGAGGTAGGCACTAGCTGTCTTGCATTCCAAAACTGCTGATTCTCCAACAACTAAACGATCAACGTTTGCTTTTATAAATGGATACTTGACATGGCTGTACATGAAATTTGTTCGACGGACTTTTTTACCTGTACGCTTTTCAAACTCCTTGGCAACCACATTTTCCATTTGATTTCCCCAGTAAATTGCTTCATTATCGGTTTCCTGTGGTTCGACCTGTCCTGTTTTTTCAAGCCAAAGTTCAAAAGGTGTACGAAATTGATTAACTCCCAATATGATTCCAGCATCACTCCCGCCGATTCCTTTAGCCCTTTCTTGCAGCCATTCATAACGGCTCATTTCTTTTGTACGTACTGCATTAATGGCCACTATTGAGTCCTCCCTTTACCGCCAGGGGCCTATATGCTACAATGACGGTACTATAATTGCTTTTCGATTTTCATCGAACCCGGACACCTGCCTCCCAACAGGTGTCTTTTTATGCAGTTTTAAATTCAAATCCCATGACTTCTGTTAAATACCGCTCCAAGTTATCCCTCAAAATGATTTCACCGTCATATTCCACTATGTCGACACCATCTAGGATCTCGTCACCAAAATAATCAATTCCTAAATGTTCAGGCTGTTCAACCATATTCGGGTATCCAGACCTCTCTATTTGGTCAATCATAGGATGATTCATTTTTATCCTCCTCTCTATGTATTAGGTGCTTTATTCACACCGCGATAAGCCGAAACGTAGATGATGGGGGAATGGTAGATATTCGTTCCGACTTATCGCGGCAGGAACAAAGATTCTTGCCGCCCTATTCTAGTGGTGGTAGAATAAGCTTATCGATATTTAGTGGCAGTGAGCTGTGGTGAGCTTACTGCTTTTCTTTTTGATTTGAAGTAAAATCTCCAATTAAAATGCCCATAATGAAAATAAAATAGGTTCCGAAAATCATAGCAAGGACATAACCCAAGTCCACTTATGAACCCTCCTTTGAAGTACAGATTCTAACTGCCCACTCAATCTTGACTCCTTGGCTCTTTAATTTCTTAATCAATTGTTCCAGCTTCTCTTTTCTGGTTAGAACCATTGGATTATTCCTCCTATCAATGGCATTAACTGTTGCAATATCATCACTGGATCTACCCCTGTAACAATGGCACATGCCACATCTTTAGCTGAGGTAACATCTGCCCACTTAATTAAAGTTGCGACATCCAGTGTCTTTTTATCTGTTTCAAATTTTGAAATACAACTCCGTGAACGATGAAGCTTTTCTGCGATTTCCTCCTGTGTAAGACCTGCTCGCTCCCGGCATGCTTTCAATACCGCGCCGAAAGTCAATCCATTCTCCCTCCCTTCTTTGTTCCAATTTGGAAACGTTCCAGTATGGAACCGACAAATTAATAGATTGCTAGTAAAATTAATAGATGAAAGGAAGTGCACCGGATTTTTTTGAGCCTGGCAGCTTCGTTCGGTGCCTTCGCTCATGATACTTTTCTAGGAAACCAGTTTTCTATGTAGCTGAGGGCTGATTGAAGCTCCTTTCTCTTAATGTCTTTGTAGCTTGCTACACCAAAACGGTCCTTTAATTCTCGATGTAGTTCCCTAAATAGCTTTGAACGGAACTCTGGATTACTTTCCAGCTCATAAACCTTTTGAGCGATTCCTTTCTGTACACGTCGTTGTTCGCCACTGGATAGAGTGATATGCTCTTCGACTTTATGATCAATCTCATAGACTAGCTTTCTGATTTTATGTTGTTCAGCTTTAATGGTTTGAGTATCCTCCATAAGATCTGCAGTTGTTCTCAGCACTGTGACAAGTGCCTGATCTTTTGATAGAGGAACAAGGTCTTCTTTAATGGTGTAATATTCATCGACCAGCCTTTCGTAAGCATCCCATGCCTGCTCAGTATTAAGTGATTTAGCGTGAAGCCAAGCTCCTTTTTCAGTCCAGAGATAGAGAATAGAAGTAAATTTAAGGCTGTCGTCAAATTGACGTGACCCTTTGAATTCCCGTAATTCTTCTCCGGATAAGGCAAAATAATGTTTGCCTTGAATATACCGATCAGCATTTCTCTGGAAGTTTCGGTTTATGATTTTTGCTTCTGTTCCAAAAACTTCAGCCAATTGGATAGTAGTTAAAACTCGCTTTCCTCCCTGACTAATTGGTTGAAGATGATTCATAACATCAGCTCCTTTTAATAGTGAGGTTGTTCTTTTAACCATTTGATTAAAAAATCTTCTGTTTCCTTTGCTGGGAATAACCATTTCCGTCCAACCCTGAATTTTGGGAAACGAGGATCGAAAAAGAATTGCTCTTTAATGAAAGGTTCACTCATACATGTCTGCCTGCAAAGTTCTTTCATATCCCAGTAAACTGTCCGGTTTTGAATTTCATTCAAGTGTTTTTTTAGTTCTTCATGGAACTGCTGCTCGATTGAATGCTGATCGACTTGCACGCTTAGCACTTTGATTACCTCCTATCCGGTTTCATTCATTAAGCAGTATTTTGTTCCTTTAAGGAACAATGGTTCTCAAAAAAAAGGGTCCATTCGAAACCTAATGTTTTTGCAATCTTTTTTGCTACTTCAACGCTTGGGGTTTTGGTTCCGGCTTCAATATGTGTATAGAAACTTCTTGAAATGTCACTCAGTTTAGCTACTTCTTCTTGAGTGAGATTTCTTTTGTTCCTCTGAGTTTTCAGCCAATTACGCAAGTAGGTCACCTCCAACAATGTTCTTTTAAGTAACTTTGTAATTTTATTATAAGTTCCTTATAGTAACATGTCAACGATAAAATAAAGTTTTTTTATACTATAAGGAACATCCTATTTAAAGTTTCTTTGAGTAACAATATAATAGCCTTAAGAAACATGGAAATGATGTGGTAATGATGAACATATTAGGTAAAAGATTAAGACAATTAAGAGAAGAAAAGAAAAAAGAAAATAGCAAATTTACACAAGGCTATGTTGCCAATCTTATTGGGGTTGCCAGGGTTACATACACTTCGTATGAAAATGGAACAAAACAACCGCCTATTGAAACTGTAAATAAATTAGCAGATGTTTTTGATGTGTCCACTGACTATTTACAGGGAAGGTCCGACTCCAGGAAGGCAGCTATAGTTACTGAAAAAGATGAGAAAGATATTGCTAAGAGAATGGAGCAGATTCGAGAAGATTTAACTAAAGTTGATGGTCTTAGTTTCCAGGGTGAACCTTTAAGTGAAGAGGCAATCGAATCCTTAATGGAAGCCATGGAACATATTGTTCGTCAAACCGAAAGGATAAATAAAAAGTACATTCCTAAGAAGTATAGAGACGAAAAAGAAGAATAGGTATGTGGGGAGATTTTATTGAACTGGATAAAACAGGCTGCACAAGACACTATTAATAAATATAAAACCAACGATCCTTTCGAGTTAGCATCATTTAAAAACATTAATATTATTGAATGGGATTTACATCAGGAAATTAAAGGTTTCTATAAATATGACAAACGCAATAAATACATTGTTATCAATAGTAATTTAGAGAAAGTCCAACAAAAATTCGTTTGTGCACATGAATTAGGACATTCTGTACTTCATCCGAGAGTAAATACCCCCTTCTTAAGGGAAAATACTCTTTTCTTAACAAGCCGAATTGAAGTTGAAGCAAACACATTTGCTGTTGAGCTTTTACTTCCTGATGATGTACTCCAAGAAACTCTCAATCTACTATTTTTGAATTAGCCTCATTGCAGGGTGTGCCTAAAGAGATTGTACATCTAAAAAAATTTTAGCCTCAAATCAGGTAAATTTATGCAATACAATATTACCACGCAGCTTAAGCGTGTTTTTATTTTAGGTATTACTGGGTTTTTGACCCATAAATACAATATATTACATGTCATTAGGGGGGCGCGTTTATGAAAAAGTATCTGTTTCTTTTTGCAATTATGTTTATTGGATTATTAACTGCATGTAGTTCAGAGTCATCAAATGAAGAAAAGGTAACTGTTAACAAATTAATTACTGCATTTACAGAGGCTGGACTCGAAGCCGAAGATCCAACTGAATTGGATAATAAGGAATTCGGCAATACACGTGAAGAAGGGATCAGAATTCTAGTACCTTCATTAGGCGAGGACGCTGGTGGAAGAGTATTTGAATTTAAGAATAAAGAAGACATGGAAAAGGCTAAGTCATACTACGATGAATTAAGTGCACAGGGGCCATTATTTTATTCGCATACATATAGCAAAGGGAACTTCCTACTCCAAATGAATGGCGATATGGAAGACGGCCAGTTTGAAAAATACAAGAAAGTAATGGATGAAGTAATAAAGTAAGAGAGCGCAGATGGGCCTTTCTTATGGATTATCCCTTACCTAATATATAAGGAGTGAACATAATGAATTTGAAAGAAACCCTAGAAATGTTAAACAAATTAGTAACCGAGAATAGAGATTTAATTAAAAATGAAGAATCTACAAAACAATTTTTGATTCTTCCCCTTCTAAAAGGTCTTGGTTATGATACATATAGTCCCCAAGAAGTTACTCCTGAATTCACAGCAGATTTTCATAAAAAAAATGAAAAAGTAGACTATGCTATATCCATTAATGGGGAACCAAAAATTTTCTTAGAGGCCAAATCAATAAATAATCAAATTACAAAGAGTGCTCCGCAGCTAAGTAGATATTTTAGCACTTTTCCAAGTGTACGGTTAGGGATATTGACAAACGGTATAGAATATCACTTCTTTACAGACCTAAACAATGCAAATATTATGGATTCAAAACCCTTCTTCATTTTTAATCTAACTAATTTTAATGATGATGACTTTAATCATCTCATCAAATTTTCCAAAAATCTTTATGATTATGAAAGCATTAAGAGTTTAGCAGAATCTATGATTTACTCACAATCTTTCAAGTCTGTAATTAAGGAGATTTTCGAAAATCCAAGCGATGATTTTATCAAATTTGTAATAAAAGAGAGGTTTAACTTCAAAGTAACTCAACAGTTCATCAACACAGCAAGACCATTAGTACAAAAATGCCTTCAGGAAGCTCTTGCAGAGGTTATTACAGAAAAATTTGATGTTCCCCAGCAAACTCCTGTTTTGCAGGAGAGTGCAGTTAGTATCGAAGAAAAACAAGAGGAGAAAAGGCTTTATTATTCAATGGAGGACTTAGCGTCATTGGGCACATACGAAGAGTTTGAAGGTGTAAAGGTAGTTTTGCCAAACACTGAATCATATAAGGCACTATTAAAGATACCTACCGAGCTATATTCAGTTGAAAAAGGAAATCCTCTTAGTGATTTCTTTATCTCATCAGTTCTTACACAAGGGAGCTCTATAGTAGGGTATTTAATTGGCCAATACTATAACAATCAGGAAGATACTCGTCTATATACTGTTAAATCGAATGAAATTGCTCACTTTCTAAACGAAAACCCTGTTGTAGCTCAATCAGGATTTATTAACGCTCGGCTTGGATACCGCTCAAACAAAATAACAGGTGAAAAATCATACTTTTTAAAGAGTTGTTTACCAAACCTTGCATTTAAAGATGTGCCTAACTTAGTATCAAAAGTAAATAACATAGATTCTTTTTTTGAAAGTATTCAATAAGAAAAGGATTTACATTCAAAATTAAAATATCTTTAGCCCTTTTGGGCTTTTCTTTTCAACAAAAAACAGAACATACATTCTTGAAAAGGAGTGGCATACATGGCTAGTTTCAGAAAAAGGGGTAATTCATGGCAATACAGAATTAAATATATAGACCCTGCTACAGGAAAACCAAAAGAAAAAAGTAAAAGTGGATTTAGAACTAAAAAAGAGGCTCAGATTGAAGCAGCTGAAGTGGAGAAAAAGTTTTATCTCCGGCAACATTCTGTTATTGCAAATAGCGAAACTATACTAAAGGATTGGCTTACCGAATGGTTAGAAATTTATGGAGCCCAATGCGCAGAAAGAACATTATTTAATCGATTTTGGTATATCAATAATCATATTATCCCAAGCCTCGGAAATTATAAAATGAATCAGTTAACACGGATAGAATATCAAAAATTTATTAATACGTTAGTTGAGAAAGGATACGCTAGAAAAACCATTCAGACGATTCATTCTATTTTTTGTACTGCAATCAATAAAGCTGTTGAATTAGAAATGGTTACACATAATAAGTATCAAGGGATATCTATAAAAGTTGAGGAAGAAGAAAAAATTAATTATTTATCAAGAGATGAAGTAGAAATCTTCATGGATGCAGCTAAAAAATCTCCATATCATCATTATATTATCGCATCCATTTTGCTCAGAACTGGAATGAGAAAAGGTGAAATGTTAGCCTTAAAATGGGAAGATATTGATTTTGAAAATAAAACCATTTCCATCACAAAAACGAGAAGTGATAATGGTGTGAAAAAGCCAAAAACCAAATCAAGTAACCGCACAATTGGGATCGATAATACTTTAATTGCTGATTTAAAGCAGTATCAGTTATGGCAAAAGAAAAATAAAATGAAACATGGTGCCGATTATCATAAATCAGAGTTCTTAGTAAGGTGCCCAAACGGAAAAGAAATTGGAGAATACGGAGTCAACAAGACGATTGATTCTATTTTAAAAAAAGCTAATACAAACCTCCCCCACATTTCCCCGCATGGATTGCGTCACACTCACGCAATTATGCTGCTGGAAAGTGGTGCAGATCTAAAGTTTGTTAGTGAACGATTGGGGCACTCAACTATCAATATGACAGCCGATGTCTATGTTCATATTACAAAAAAATATGAAACTGTAAATTTACTAAAACTAGAGTCATATTTAAGTTAA